CTAAATATTCCGCCCATTATCTGTCCTCCTCTAAATCGTCATCAAAATCAATATCATCTAGATCATCAGATGTAAGAGAACCATATCCTGCTTCCATCTCTGCGATTAAATCATCTTCTTGGTCATGAAGATCTTTCATCTCATCTATTATTTCTTGTATCGATTTTTTCTTTGGTTTTGGCATCTTGATCCCAAAATGACTTATATCCTGCTTTAATCAACGCACAATAAAGTTGATAAGGTGTAAAGATCCACCATTTGTAATAACCAATTAATCTCATAATAAAAGCAACACAAGTAATATCTTTTATACGAAGTAGATGCCATTCGTCTTTAACTGGGCATCTTAATACTTTGAAACCTTTTAGATAAGCTAACATATCTTCTAGCTCTTGTTTTTCTAGAAACGATAATCTTATACCTGCGTGTGTAAATTCTAAATGAACCCAAGCATTATGTTTGCTGTTAAAAGATAAAGCTCCACAATGTTTATAACCTTTTCTTAAGAAGAATAACCAATCTGAATAAGGGTGGTCTTCTGCTTCATAGAAATATACTAGCCATTCCTTTTGAACAGATCCCATACTTTCCTTTTAGTTGGTCTTTTAGTTTTAAATACATCAAAATCTCTATGAGCTATTGTTGGAGTCTTTTTAGTTTTACCTGCAAGAATAGTTCTACCTTCACCAGCTCCCATCATTAAATATTGTAATGCATCATGTACGTGAGAGTATCTATTCTTCAAAGGCTTCTCATCATATCTATCTCCAGATACTTGTAGTCTTCTATAATGATAACCACCATTAAAACCTTTTTTAAGATTTACACATTTTCTGTCTAGCAAGAATCCTGGCTTACCATCTAGTAATCTAGATAGAGCTGCATCTACAGCTTCTATTCTTAATGCTACATCATTAGATGGAGCTGGTAATGCATTAAGTCCTTGTTGCCGCATTATTTGAAATGGAGTTCTTTCATCTGTTTGTGATCTAAAATCTCCAGCAGGATCACCATAGATATGTACTTCATAACCTTTATAGTATTTAGCTATCTCTGATCTTAATAATTCAGAAAATCTAATTACACCCATATCAAAACATACAAGCTCATTTACAATATGCCATCTACCTGTAACTAATCTTTGACCAAAGACTGCAGCAGGAGTTAGTCCAAAGTCTACTCCAATGTAGATAGGTTGTTGTAAAGCTAGTTGTAGATCTTCTTTTGAGTTATGTAATTCTTCTTTGAAGTTTGGATATACAGGTTTACCTTCTTCAATAGATCCAAGTTTATTTAAAACATAAACATCTATCCAACCTTTTGTTTTACCTCTAATAATATTAGAATAATATTTTTCTGTAAGGTTTGATTTATTCTCTGCATTGTCTGTTGGTTCATATGCAGTAGTCATACCATTTTCTTTTTTTTCTATCATAGCTGAAGGTTGTGTATAGAAACTCCAGTTATCTGGTTTAACCAACATCAAAGCTTCTTCTCTGGATATGTGATCTGGTACAGGTACATCACCTGCCATGATTGCCCACCAATGATCTTCTTCTGGAGCATTAGTATCTGCAATAACTCCATACCAAGAAGCTCCTCCTTCTCTCATACTAGGAAACCTTCCTACCCTCATTGTACAAGCATCTATAATAGACTTAGGTATTTCTCTAGCTTCGTTTACCCAAACGCCTGTAAGCTCTAGAGATAATAGTTTCTTAACATCTTCTGGTCTATCAAGAGCTAAGAATATAACTTCTATATCTAAATCATTCTTAAGTATTCTATGTGTATAAGGTACACTCCAGGCAAAGTTTCCCCAGACATCTTCTGGAAACCAATCAAGCCATGTTTTAATTGTTGTTGTTCTTAGCTGTGGGTTTGTATTTCTAATTACTGCCCATCTTGATTTACGAATACCTTGTTCATTCTTTTGTTGCAGCAATGCTCGTCTAAATATTTCTATGCAACAAGATACTGATTTACCAGAACCTACTGGTCCTCTTATACCTCTAAAGAAGTCATCTGACTTCATGAAGTCTTTTATAGTTTTACCATCTGGCTTATATTTAAAATTAATCGACATTAGTTCCTACATTCTGTTTTAACAGATTATAGATAGTTTCTTCACCAAAAGCTTCTACTAATTTATCAGCTTCTTTGTCTGTTATCATATGTGTAGGATAATATTTTAGATGAGTATTTTTGACAATGGTTCTTAATCTTCTTCTATCTTTAAGACTTAAAGTATTGATGAACGACATTCTTCTTCCTTAACTCTTTGTAATACTATTTCAAGGATTTCTTTTTCTGTACCATATTTTTCTTCAAAAGCTTTCTTAGACATATGAATTGAAAACTTTCCTTGATGGTGATCTGGGCAAAGGGGGATCACCTCAAAGTGAGAAGTTCTTCTTCCTATGCCAGTTCCTTTTGGTCTAATATGGTGTAAGGTAGCAGGTCGTTCACAAACGAAGCAACCTAATTGTGCTACCTTATCCATATGCTTTTTTTCAGCTTTGGTTGCCATTACTTTTTTTTCTTGGCAGCCATTATCTTTTTTTTCAAAGCAGGTGGTAGGTTTTTTTGTTTACCTTTTAAGCCACTGCTTTTACTTGGTCTTCCTCGTTTTGAACCATAGGTTCCTTTTCCATAAGGCATGATTTTTGCTCCTCTGTTATTTCTTCATATGTAGATCTACAACCATCTGGTGTTGCTGCACTAGCCATCTGTATTGCTTGTATATCATTATCTGCAGTATATACAATCTCTCTTTTGAGAGAATCATCTTTCCATATATTTACCTTGTAATTCATATTTCCTCCTTTTGATTTTTGGAGGATTGAGCTTATAGAATTAAAAAAAATTTATAAACGCACTTAGCAACAAAAAAAATAAAAAGCCTAGCCAGAATCCCACAATGCCTTCTCTATAATACAAAGACCATACCTGCAGCTGTTTGATGTATTTATTTACCTTGTCCATTGTATTTCTTCCACGAACGCTTTCTGTGTTTGTTCATTGAAGACTTTTTAGGTCTTCTTCCAATATTCGTACTCTTAGGAATCCTTTCATGGATAACTATATCTTTAAACTTCTGTTTTGCCATGATGTACTAATTTGAACCCTGTTGTCTGTGACATACGCCTCGTCAGCTAAAGCTGGTGAGTTTCGCCCCCACCCTCCGAATCTGTCGATTCTAAATGTGTGGGTGCGTACCAACGCCTCACGATAGGTCTATATTAATCTTAATATCCCCCTGTAAATTGTGAGCTATACGATCTGGTGCTTTCAGTCCCACTCGATCTAGTATATCTCTGGACGCTTCCAGTTGTACATACTCCGATCTCGCCCCTGTTGAAAGTTCTATCAGTCGTTTACTCGCACTTACTGCACCAAGTCCAAGAGTTTGTGCCACTCTCTGTTGCATATACTGTTGTACCTTTGGTAAACGTAGTGTGCGAGAAGCACTTACTCTACCTGCTTCTTTACTGCCTTTTGTTGAATATCCTGCCTTTTCTGCAGCTTCCTTTATACTACAACCAGTTGCTACGATAGTATCAACGAGCTGTCTTTGCTTGTCTGTTAAGTCATCTTTCATAACTATTTATTCTACCCTTATAGGTACGTAGTTTTAAATTTATGTTGTGTCAAGCAAAATTACAGCACTTTAGTTGTTCGTCAAACTCACAATACCAGATGTAGTTGCCTTCGGCAAAACAGAGTCTTCTCGCCAAAAGCTATAGGCTTTTGTCTGCGAGGACGCCTCCCATACGTGTTTTGCACTTTGCATATTACAAAGGTGCAAACCACTCGTAATCACATATGTAATATGTAGATTACTCGTTACACTATGGGTCCCTCCACACACACGTGATTACGCTAGACTAACAAGGAATCCCCTCTACCTATCAACAGGACTGATTGTCCACGAGGGACAATGCAGTCGCAGGTGTAAACCCCTGCCAAGCTGTTGACAGGTGAGTACTCCCCTTGTTGTCTGTACGCTTACCACGTTATGTGGACGTTAGTTCAAACAAAGGAGGTATCTATGGACTATGTTAAATACTATGAGTTGATAGTTGATGACTCTAATAAGATGAGAGTTAATGAGCTATGTAGCTTAAAAGAAGAAGCTGAATCTAAAGGTGATCAAGATAAGGTTGCTGAGATTAACAGCGAGTTAAATACATTAACCAATGGAGGTATATATGACACAAGTAAGTGAAGTACAATCTGCTGACTATTCAGATAGCAGACTAGAATCTATGCATGATGTATTAGATTCTGTTGATGTTAGAGCAGGTGTTAAAGCATTATTCAATAATGTAATTACACCATTTGCTGAACATAAAGATTGGACTATGTTAGCTGAATGGAACGCTAATAGTATTATTGGTTGTTTCACTAGACATCTAGAACAATGTATAGCTAGTTCTGACAAGACAAGAGATCTTATGCAGAACGCATTGAGAGAAGATGTTGGTAATGAAATATCAATGCTAAATGTAGACAAGCTAATATTCAGACGAGATGCACAAGAGTTAAACATCAAACGTGCAGAGATGATCGTCAATGAGTTGCATCTAGCTTATGAAGTTGCATTTGGTAAGAAGTTTGTACCAAAAGCTAAAGCATCAGCTAAAGATGTAACTAAACAAGCACAGATGAAAGAGTACAACATGGCTAGATTACAAGAAGCTATGAAGAAGTAATCTGTTATAACCTAGCGATCTTAATTGGTCGCTAGGTTTTTTTTATCGTTATGGACAATTTAGAATGGTTCTAAACTATAAAAACTATCGTTCGGCGTTGCAACTCACTGGCGTTGCTGCCGAAATTCATAAACCTAAAAGGAGGAATAATATGGATAAAAATAAGATATATAAAACTAAAGATTACAGTCTATTTAAATACCTCAAAGGTAATAGAGCTGTAAATGAGCTTCACGTAAGAAGATTAGTGGAAGCTATAAATGAAAAGGATCTACAAGTACCTATTATTGTAGATGATAAAATGAATGTTGTTGAAGGACAACACAGATTGGAAGCATACAAAATTGCTGGTCTTCCAATATGTTATATCATGAAAGATAATATAGGTCTTGAAGACGTAAGAAAGTTAAACTCGGTAGCTCGTAAGTGGACGCTAACTGAGTATCTTATGTCTTATGTTAAACTAGGTAATCACGACTATGAGTTACTTGAATGGTTTCACAGAACTTATGAGTTTGGATTAACTGAGTGTATAGCCATGTTAAATGACAAAGGTTACTGTGCTACTAAAGAACTTAAAGGTTTTAAAGAAGGTACATTTGTAATCAAGAACTTAGAACAAGGCAAGACTTGGGCAAGATCTGTTAACAAAGTAGGCGAGTACTTCCAGTACTATAAGAAAAGATCATTTGTATTAGCTATGATGGTTATGATGCAAGATCATAAATTCAGATGGAAAACATTTGAAACTAAACTAAAGAACTTTTCTGCTAAGTTAAAGAATCAAGGAAGTAGAAATGATTTTATAGTTAATCTTGAAAGACTATACAATCATATGACACCTGCTGACAAAAGAATAAGATTGGAGTTATATGAATACAACAGAAACTAAAGGAGTAGATATGCTAAATAAAATACAAAATTGGCTTATGAATGTTGCAGCTAAATGGCTTTGGTTTGCAATCATGTTGCCAATTAGAATCGTTCTAGGTTTATGCTTTGCTGTTGCAAAGTATATGCCTAAAACTGTACAGCTACCATACAAGGTAGTTAAAAGAGAACAAGCAGAAGAAAGGAAATGGTGGAACTAATATGACATTTATAATGCTAGTTATAATTGCAGTAATCATTGGCTATGGTATTGTACTTGCCAAAGAAAACATTGAGTATGTAGAATCTATTAATCGTATGATTAGAGAAGAAAGAGAATACATACAAATGGAAAGGAAACAAAAATGGGAAGATACAAACAACAAATCCAAGACGAGCTAGATAAAGCTCACTATGATTATGCAGAATGTAAGATAGAACAACAAGAGTTTCTAGCTAGAATAACTGCGTGTGGTATTACACTACCGCAGGATATACAGGAGCATATGGACAATGCCGAAGAAGCAAGATACGACTACAAAGTATCTAAACATGAAACTAAATTCTGAAGAAATATTTATTCTCAGAAAAGTTTTAAAACAATATTTGCTAGAACAAGAAGCTTTAGCATATAAGAATACGCATGATATAGATGCTTATCCTATATATGAAAGACTAAAGCATATCATTGCATTGTATGACATTAAAGAATCCTAAGCGTAGAAGGTAAGCGTCTTACCTCTCCCTCGCTTGTTAGCAGGTTAGCGTTGCACCTGTTGGATATAAGCAACGCACATAGCTCTCCCATGATGAGAGAGCTGTATTGTAGAAAGAAAGAAATATAATCCGAAAGAGGTATATTTATGAATGGCGTTATCAAAAAACAGATAGAAATACTACGCACAAATGTTGCAGAGGTGATACCGAAGTTTTTTAAATTTTGGAAAATGCTATTTGTTGGCATTTTATCTGCACTTATTTGGACTTTGTATTTCATAGGTGCTGCCGCAGATATTTTAAATTCAATGATTGTAATGATTAAAAAGAAAGTGAAAGGTGAAAATGAAAGTAGGTGATTTAATTTGTATTATGAAGATAGCTGGTAAAACAATACCAAGAGATATGGTTGAACAGCTAAAGAAAACATATTTATCAGAATCAAGAGGAGATTATATTAAGTTAGGTGATATGGATATTATCCATATGGTGAGAGCATTTAACAAAATGCATCAAGAAAAAACTGACTTAATAAATACTATCTATCATAAATATGTAAAAACAAAGGAGTTAGATGGCTAATTGTTATTATCATTCGGTATCATCAGTTAAAAAATGGGGTGGTAAAACAGAAGACTACCAACCCATACATGATTGGTTTGACGAATCTAAAAAAATTATTGCACACTGGAGTCATAGAGCTTTGCGTCATCATGCTGAAGGGTGCTTTGCTGCCGAAGAAAAGTTCGGTACATACATAAAAAATTCTGATGGTAAAATGGTTCCTGTCAGACTTATTGCAGAAAAACATATCATTGAAGACATGGGTTGGATCCCAAGCTTTTATGATTGGGCAATACTTATTAAGCCAACCAAATGGACAATGAGAGGTTATAAGAATGTCGGAAAAACATGAAATAACAAATGTATTACGAGCATTACATACACAAGGAATTACTAAAGTTGAGATTGAGTATTCTGGTGGTGGTGATGAAGGTACATTTGAAAACTCTAAATTTTATAATCAAGACAACAAAGAAATATCTGTTGATTGGAATAAAACTTTAGATTTATCAGAAGATGAAACATTTGATATTGATGACTTTGAAGGACTTATTTATGGAGATCAAGGTCGATTAAATCAATGGTATTCTTTTGCAGGTGAGTATTCTTGCAATGGTACAGTTACTATCAATACTGAAACAGGTGATTATACTGATAGTGCTGATTATACAGTTCAAGAATATACTGACGAATCTAGATCTGGTAATGTTTATAAAGATAAAAACAAAAGTATATACGATCTATGAACGCAAAAGAAAAACGAGAAATGCTTAAGTGGGTAAATAGTTTTGCTAATGCTAAAACTGTTACTACTTCAGACAAACCAAAGAAGGAAAAGAAAAATGAAACCAATAAGAAAAAACGAGTTAGAGTATCTTGATAATTATATTGCTGATAAATTCAGACATAGAAGACAAGATATGGAATCAGCAATTGAAGCTGATACACAGAAACAAACAGATAAGAATTACAAATCATTTGTTTCTAAGTTAGGTATCAAAGCAGAAATTAAAGCTTTCAAAGATGCCGAAGAAAAGTTGAAGAAATTTGTAAGAAGTAAAGAATCTTATGAAGAACAACTTGAAAAAGGTAAAAGAGTAGCAAGAGATAAGTTATTAGAAAAACTTAAATCTTGGACTAATATTAGATCTTGGAAATCTAGATATGATAATGCTTATGAATGGGACATAAGTAATATGGAAGATTTAGAACCAGCTTTAAGACAAGTTTGTAAACAAGAAACTAAAAGAGCTGTTCAAAAACTTCCTAAATACAAAGTAAAACAAGATCTGGAATTACTTGAAGAACAAGCTAAAAATGTGTTATATTCTGGTAGAGATATAATGCAAGTTTGGAAACATTTAGGTATGACATTCAAAGCTTCTGGTGTACCAGTAGCTGCACCTAAAGAGTTCTTACAGCTAGAAAGTAAATAATGAAAATAGACGAGAACATACAGTATCTCGCATCAACTGATGAAGCCTTTGCCAAAACACAGGCAGAGGTTTCATATGGTGACGATATGCTTAAACACATTAAAGGTGCTTTTGTATCTGCGTCCGAAGACTCAGTATCTAAAGCTACCGAAAAGTTTTATGCTTCTGCAGTGTATAAAAATCATATTAACAAAATGCATAAACTAAATATTCAATTGTTAAATATGAGAAACAAAAGAAGAACTGCAGAAATGAACATAGATATTTGGAGAACATTAGAAGCATCAAGGAGGAAAAACAATGTCTAATGAGTTATACACACATATAGGTCATACTATAAAACAAGCAAGACGTACTGCATTTACACACAAACACATTACTCAATCAGAGTTAGCTAGAGTTTGTGGAGTAACTTTTCAACAGATTCAAAAGTACGAAAAAGCAACTAATAATATACCTTTGCATAACCTTATAGCTATAGCAGAGTATACTAAAAAACCTTTACTAGATTTCTTACCTAGTAATAATACCGAAATTACAGAATCATAGTTACCTCTATGAAGGTGGGGGAAGCGAGAGTGGAACCCACCATATAATGTTGACAGCTACCGAAATATCCATATATCTGGTAGTATGTCGAATAAGGCACTAGGAACACAATTTCATAACCAAGTGATACCGCAGTTTGTACAACTGCGAAAGAAACGTGGTATATCCCAGTTAGAGATGGACGAAATATTAGGCGTAGCCAAAGGTCTTGTTTCAAAGTGGGAGTGTGGTATAAGAAAACCAAGCGGTTGGTTATTCTGTTGTTGGGCAGAAGCACTAGGTGCAGAAATACAATTAAACGAAAAGGTTAAACATGGCAGTTAATCCAAATCTAGATCCATCTGGTATAACAGATGATCCAATAGTAAATCAAGTTATAGAACTTATTGTTAAACGACACATACAAGGTATGGAGAAGTTTGGCAAAACTATGGAAGCAAATGAACGTCCTATCAATGAATGGGTTGATGAAACAATAGAGGAATTGCTAGATGCAATTCACTATTTAACAAAAACGAAAACCATCTTTGATAAATTCAAATCTGATAATAAAAGATTAAAGTCTGCGTTAGAAGTATTTGAGAAAGGATCATTTGTAGATGATAAAAATACCGAAGAAAAAAGAGATTGATATTACACCATATCATGTAAGACAACAGATGTGGTATATGTCATTGCTAAAGTTTTACAAGACAATAGAATTTAATGATAAAATCTATGATGATTTTGCTGCTAAATTATTAGCAGGTAAAATAGATCAGAAGACATTAAAGAAGTTAGATACATTAAGAAGGAAGCATAATGAAATCGAAAGTAAAAAGTGGCAAGAAATCAAAAAGAAAAAAGCAACTCGTATGGGACTCAATTTTAGAAACATACTTAGACAAGTCAAAAAAAGTTAATGGTTATTATATCAATGATGGAAGGATAAAAGTATTATATGAAGAAAGATTTTGATCGTAAACAAGGTATAGGTGGTAGTGATGCTACCAGGTTATACAATGGTGATTGGTACGATTTGTACCTAGAAAAAATTGGAAAGAAAGAGCCAGACGATCTTTCCAAAGTTTTACCAGTACAAATGGGAATACATACAGAAGACTTTAACATACGCTGGTTTCAACAAGAAACAGGAATTAAAGTTGTAGCTGAACAAGTATTTATCAAATCAAAAGATTATCCATTTATGTATTGTAATATAGATGGAGTACTTCAAGAAAAGAAAGCATTGTTAGAATGTAAACATACAAATGCTTTTACTAATGAAATCAAAACAGCAGAAAAATACAAAGCACAAATACAACATTACTTAATGATATATGGTGCTGCAAAAATGTATTTATCAATGTTCTTTGGTAATATGAAATGGGGACTTGTTGAAGTTTTACCAGACAAAGAATTTCAAACTAAATTATTAGCTGCAGAAGTTTTGTTTTGGCATATGGTACAAACAAAATCACCCCCACCAGATTTTGTAGATTTTAATAATTTTGATGAACAATTAAAGGAGCATAACAATGGACGACAAATCATACCCATACTCACCAGGCAGTCAGAAAGTTGATACATCAATAGAAGCTGCTGAATTAATTAAAGCAGGTGCAGATACTATTAGAAGAAAAGTATTTGATGTAATAATTAACAAAGGAAACTTTGGAGCTACTGCTGATGAAGTTGCAGACTTACTTGGTTTAAGCTCTTTTACAGTTAGACCTAGAGTAACAGAACTATATAAACAGGATAAGATAGAAAGAAAAAATAAACGTAAAAATGCTAGTGGTAGACTAGCTTATGTTTATGTAGTTAGTAAAGAACACGTTAATAATCAATATAGTACGAAAGGAGTATAATGAGTAGAACAGGTAAAGAAGAAAACTTTTATATATGGGATCAAGTAAAACATACTAATCCTAAATATACAAAACCATTTACAAAGTTTGGTGGTAAAGAGTTAACAACAATTGATCCAATGTATCAAATACAAGTTATGACTGGTATATTTGGACCAGTAGGTAAAGGTTGGTCATATGATGTTAATTATGTTTACACTGACAAAAATGTTTTTGCAGAAGTAAAAGTAAAATATTTCGATAAAACTTGGCATGAGTTTGGTCCAGTATCTTCAGTACAAGCATTGTATAAGAAGAATGGTGGACTAGATGATGAAGCACCTAAGAAAGCTATGACAGATGCAATGACAAAAGCATTTAGTCATCTTGGTATAAGTGCTGATGTGTTTCTTGGTTTGTTTGATAACAACAAATACATACAAGAAATGAAAGCTAAGTTTGAAGCACCAAGTAATATTAAAGTCATTAATACAAAGGAGTTAAATAATGATAAACAAAGTAATGTTGATAGGAAGACTGGGAGCAGACCCAGAAATAAAACAAACTAAAAAGGGTGAATCATTTGCTAACTTGTCTTTAGCTACTAATAAAAAGTACAAAGACAAAGAAGGACAATGGGTAGAAAAAACTACATGGCACAAAGTTGTTGTGTGGGATCCAAGACTTGCAGACAATATGCAAAAGTATGCAAAGACTGGTACTCAACTTTATGTTGAAGGTGAATTAGAAACTAGACAATTTAAAGATTCTAATGATCAAAACAGAATTGTGACAGAGGTTGTTATACCTCGATACACAGGAAGCATTAGATTGGTAGGA